TGGAGACAATATTGTTTAGTTTACGTGCTTTGTTATTGAAGACAGTTGTGATGATTATTGTCCGTGTTCGGTGAGGGTTTGTATTTTTTTTTTTTCAAGCAGAAGACGGCATACGAGATTCCGAAACGTGACTGGAGTTCAGACGTGTGCTCTTCCGATCTAAAGCACCGACACTGATGGGCTTATTGAAATATTTGGAACAACATCTGCAGGGTATACTATGGATATTGATGATTATCAATTTATTGGAAGAACAGATAAAAACACATTTTCAATATCAAAAACAATAACAAAAAAATCACTTGGTGGAACATCGTACACATCAACTGCTACAGATATGTGGTGTCTAATTCAAGTAGCTTCTGCAAATAGAAAGCCAAGTAGTGCAATAGATATTGCTACAGCATACATTGCTGTCTAATCTGCTATAATTGTACAAGGAGAAAAATGAAATTACCAATTCCACAAAGAGGACAACCTCTAGACGTTACCTTTATATCTGACATTGTTAGATCAGTAAATGATTTATACGATAAGGTTGCAATTAAGGTTTCTGCATATGCAAATCTTTGGACAGCAAACGGTAGAAAGCAGGTACGTTCTAGCGAGGTTAAATTTGTTAGTGGTCAAGTAAAGATCAATACTGAAAAAACTACAAATGCCGATCAATACGTAGATTTTGAATACCGTTTTGATATTGCGTTCAAGTATCCTCCAGTAGTTACAGCAACACCAATCTCACTTCGTGCAACTGCAAGCAAGTCTGCTAAAGACGCTACAGTTATTCTTACAAGCGTTACTACAAATAGCGTAAGAGGAACAGCAAAGTTTGAGACCAAGGGTGAATTCACGGTAGGTATCAATATCATTGCAATCGGCATTCCAGTATAGGACTGGTTAATATGCCATCACCAGGATTTGATAGAGAAGCCTATAATTCAGCACCAGCAATTCCTGGTAGCAAGAAGGTATGGTTTTTAAACGGAGACTTAGTTAGGGTACATCACTTTAGTAAGTCTAATGGAATCATGTCTGTATATAACATGACAAAAGATCGTATCGAAAGTTGCCTTATTGGTGACTTTAAAAAGAATAGAGAAAGAGCATATACTGTAGGTGAGGTTGCGATATTGGTCAATCGTCACAGGAAATATATGCCAAGTCTTATGAAGCGTGGAGTTATTCCAGAGCCTATGGGGGCATCTAAAGGCGGAGAGAGGGGCTGGCAAATTAGATGCTATTACTCTGAATCGCAAGTTCACGAGATCCGTGATATACTTTCTACGTACCATATGGGTAGACCCAGAAAAGACAAACTCATTACGAATGATATAACTCCTTCAAGACAAGAGTTGACACGTAGGATGGGCGATGGTATACTTACATATACGAAAACCGAAGACGGCAGGTTTATTCCTGTTTGGTCAGAAAGTATTTAAGCCTTCGAAAGGGGTATGAGAGATGAATAACGAAGAAACAAAGGTAAATGTTACATTAGGTTATACGCTTAATCTTGGTAACTTTCAGTCACTGCGAATCGATCTTGGCGTAGTTGACTCTCGTCGTGATGGAGAGAACATCACAGAAGCATTTGAGCGAGTGTACGCATTCGTAGAGTCAAAGCTTGTAGAAAAAATTAACGAAGCTAAGTCCGAAATCAAAGAGTAATGGCTGAACGCAAAGATCGTATGGCTTTGCTCAGTAGGTATTCCAAGCTTTATGTTATGAAGCATGAGAAAAAGCCATTGTTAAATTTGAATGTTGAGCAATGGGCAGCAGATGCATTGATTGAATCATACGGCTTGCCACAATGCTATGACCTGTTGGAGTATTACTTTGATGTTGCTCCATCACCAAGCTGGAAGTATTTTGCAAATTATGCTGACAGTATTATTGCTGCTATTCAGCAACAAAAAGTAGATGAAAAAGAACGACAAGAGCGTAGAGCTAGAGCAAAGGAATGGTTAAATGAGTAATTCAGAGTCTAAGCTTATCTCTGCTGTATTAGAAGATAAGCAGGTTCACGTTTTGCTTCAGGCAAATGTAGACACAATGCTGCGTACTCATAATGATATTTGGCAATTCATTCGTAATTACTTTGATCATAATGGCACTGTGCCACCAACAGCACTAGTTGTTGAGAAGTTTCGTGACTTTGAGCCTGTTGCTGGGGTAGGTGCAACAAAGCACCACCTAGAAGAGTTGCAGGCAGACTATCTAAATGATAGCCTAAAGGATATTGTTCGCACAGCAGCTACTGATATTCAAGGTGGTAAGGGTGTAGAGGTTCTTGAGTCTTTGATTACAATGACTTCAGAGCTTAAAAAGAATACATCTGCAATTCGTGATATTGATGTTACAGATATCGATGATGCTATTGCATACTATAAGAATGTTCAGGAGCAGACTGCTCTTGGATTTACAGGAATCAAGACTGGTCTTCCAGGGTTTGACAACTATCTACCTGCTGGAATTACTCCAGGACAATTAGGCGTATTTCTTGCATATCCAGGTATTGGTAAGTCATGGCTATCGCTTTATTTTGCGGTACAGGCATGGAAGCAAGGCAAGTCTCCAATGGTTGTCAGTCTTGAAATGAGTGAGACAGAAGTTCGTAATCGTGTATTTACAATCATGGGTGAAGGACTATGGTCACACAGAAAGCTTTCTGCTGGTCAGGTAGAGCTTGAGATGCTAAAGTCTTGGCATACCAAGAATCTTGCAGGAAAGCCAGAGTTTCATATTATTTCTAATGATTCTGGTGGAGAAGTTACACCATCAGTATTGCGTGGAAAGATTGACCAGTACAAGCCAGACTTTGTTATTGTAGACTATTTACAACTTATGTCTCCAAATCAGAAGTCAGATAATGAAACTGTACGCATGAAGAATCTTTCTCGTGAACTCAAGCTAATGGCTATTTCTGAAGAGGTTCCGATTATTGCTATTTCATCAGCGACTCCAGACGATGTTACGAAGCTAGATAGTGTTCCGACACTTGGTCAGACAGCTTGGTCACGACAGATCGCCTATGACGCTGACTGGGTAATGGCTCTAGGTCGTGGTACTAATTCAGATATTATCGAATGTGTATTCCGAAAGAACCGTAATGGTTTTATGGGTGAATTCATGGTAGAAGCAGATTTCGATAAGGGAATGTATAAGTACAAGGACTTTGAAGATAACTAGTTATAATGGAGTATGGAAAATTTTCACCATAAGGCTATTAAAAGGTTCACACTTGACGGTATCTTTCAAGACGATTCATCTATCGTTAGATTGAAAGATGAATATATCAGACTTTTAAAAACTGAAATGGTGTTAACAGGATACGTGCCAAGACTAGATATTGACACAGACTTTACAATCTACTATAATGAGAAAAAAGATGTATTTGAATTCATGATTTCACTTTATGGAACATACTTAGGGAAAAAACAAGCACAATGTATAGAGGGAATAGACGGAACGGTAGCGATACCTTTACAGAAGAGCAAATTGCAAGAGTACTCCGAGGAACAGGCGTAGACATTGAGTCTGAGGTTGACTCTGACTATATTATCTACTGCCCATTTCACGCAAACAATAGAACACCTGCTGGTGAAGTAGACAAGCAGTCTGGTCTGTTCTTTTGCTTTTCCTGTCACCACATTGCCAATCTAGTAGAGCTTGTAATGCATGTCTCTGGTCGTACATACTTTGAAGCTGTTCGCTTTGTCAACGCTAGAAAGACAGATAGCAACCTTGAGGCTGAGGTAACAAAGCGTTTAATTGATAAGCCAGACTACATACAGTTCGACGAGCTTTTAATCAAGAGACTAAACCAGCAAGCAATTGAGTCACCTCGTGCAATGAGATATTATTCAGGACGACTTATTACAGATCAATCTGTAAATAAGTTTAGTCTTGGGTACTCAGAGAAACAGGATATGGTAACTATTCCTGTTCATTCACCAGATGGTATGGTTGTAGGCTTTGTTGGTCGATCTGTGGAAGGCAAAGAGTTTAAGAATACTCCAGGACTTCCAAAAGCAAAACTTCTGTTTAACCTTCATAGGGTGAAAACAGCAGACAAGGTTTATGTTGTCGAATCATCATTTGATGTCATACGCCTTGATCAGGTGGGACTTCCAGCGGTAGCAACACTAGGAGCTAACGTATCAAACCACCAAATTGACCTGCTCAAAAAATACTTCAATAACATAATTGTTATTGCAGATAATGATGATGCAGGGGGGAATATGAAATCCAAGATTATTGATAAGCTTGGGTCTCGTGTAAACACAATACAACTAGATAATAAATATAAGGATATTGGAGATATGTCTGACGAAGAACTCGGTAAGTTGGAAGTATCGTTTGACAAGTCAATTCTATCTATGCTAAACTAATAACCTCAACAATAAGGAGAACATATGAGTGCAATTAAGGGACTAAAGAATCTAAATGCCCTACTCGAAAAACCAAAATATGAAGGAACCAAGGTTCGTTGGCTCAAGCTTGCTGACGGACAATCTGCGACTATTCGCTTTGTAGAAGAGCTTGACGCAGACTCTGCACACTTCTCAGAAGACCGTGGTCTTGCTGTTGTGTATGCAGAACACACTAACCCAAAGGATTACAAGCGTAAGGCTGCTTGTACAATGGACTCAGAGGGTCGCTGTTACGGCTGTGAGATGGCTCGTAAGGACCCAAAGGCAGGCTGGCGAGCACGTAATCGCTTCTACTGCAACGTCCTCGTTGACGACGGACTTGAGCCTCCATACGTGGCTGTTTGGTCACAGGGTATTAGCAAGCAGTCTGCTGTACCAACGCTTATGGAATTCTATGGTGACACCAACGGAATCTCCAATCTCACATGGAAGATTAAGCGTAATGGTCAGGGTACTGAGACAAGCTATACCCTCATTCCAAAGAGTCCAGATACAGAGCCATTCGATTGGTCTGCACTTGAGTTGAACGACTTGGACGCTGTCCTTCGTGAGATTCCATATTCAGAGCAAGAGGCTTTCTACTTTGGATTCGACACTCCATCAGTAACGTCTTCGACAAACACTGACTGGTAATAAAATGGGGGGTGGCTTGAATACAGGCTGCCCCCCTATCACTTCTAACAGAAAGATTTTAAATGAGTTACGCTGGACTACACGTTCACACCCACTACTCGCTATTTGATGGAATTGCTACACCACAAGAATATGTGGATCGTGCCATCGCACTAGGTATGCCAGCAATTGCTATTACCGATCATGGTTCACTATCTGGACACCGTGAAATGTATCGTGCTGCTAAAGAAGCAGGTATCAAGCCAATTCTTGGTATCGAGGGGTATATCACAAAAGACCGCCTCGACCATGAGGATAAGAAAGATAAGAATGACCCTCTAGACCTAAACTATAACCACCTTATTATTCTTGCTAAGAATGCAGAGGGGCTAGAAAATCTTAATAAGCTTAATGAGATTGCTTGGACAGAGGGTTTCTACAAGAAGCCACGAATGGACTGGTCAATTCTTGAGAAGTATAAAGAGGGACTAATCATCACATCAGGATGTCTTAGTGGATATCTTGCAAAAGCTATTGAGGCAGAAAACCTAGCAGCAGCTAAGTTCCACCTACAGTGGGCTAAGGACACATTCGGTGATGATTACTATATTGAGGTAATGCCACATAATCCAGCAGAGATTAACAAGATTATTCTAGAGCTTGCTGATGAATTTGGCATCAAGCCAATTACTACACCAGACTGTCACCACTCAGACCCAGGACAGAAAGAGATTCAAGAGTTAAAGCTCATTCTAAACTCTTACTCTAACAAGACTGATAAGAATGCTTCATTTGAGAAGTCTCGTGAGTACGATAATCTTATGGATCGACTTGACTATCTCTATGGTGCAGACCGACAAATGACATTCAACAAGTTTGAGATTCATTTGCTTTCTGACGAAGAGATGCGCTCTGCCATGCTTGAGCAGGGTATTGACCGTGAAGATATCTACTCAAATACTCTTGAGATTGTAGATAAGATTCAGGACTACAATATCGAAGACCACATTGACTTGCTTCCAGTACAATACCAGAAGCCAAATGATGAACTTCGTAATCTTGCTATGGAAGGCTTGACTGCTCTTGGCTTTGCAGATAATCAGGAGTACCTTGACCGACTAGATGAAGAGTTACAGGTAATCAAGGATAAGAACTTCGGTCCATACTTCTTGGTTGTACGCTCTATGATTGCATGGGCAAAGAAGGAAGGCATCATGGTAGGTCCAGGTCGTGGGTCTGCTGCTGGTTCGCTTTTGTGCTATGCACTTGGAATTACTGACATTGATCCTATTGAGCATGGTCTATTGTTCTTCCGATTTATCAATCCAGAACGTAATGACTTCCCAGATATTGATACAGATATCCAGGACTCTCGTCGTGAAGAGGTCAAAGACTACCTTGTACGTCAGTACCGACACGTAGCCTCTATCGCTACATTCTTGCAGTTTAAAGGCAAGGGTATGGTTCGTGACATTGCTCGTGTGCTTATGATTCCACTAACAGATGTTAACAAGGTTCTAAAGCTTGTTGATGACTGGGATGACTATTGTAACTCTAAGTCTACTGAATGGTTTCGTGAAAAGTATCCAGAGGTAGAGATGTATGGAGAGCAACTACGTGGTCGTATTCGTGGTACTGGTATTCACGCTGCTGGTGTCGTTACTGCAAAAGAGCCTATCTTCAAGTACGCACCACTAGAGACACGAACATCTCCAGGAAGCAAAGAGCGTATTCCTGTGGTTGCTGTTGACATGGAGGAAGCAGAGCGTATTGGTCTTATTAAGATTGATGCTCTTGGTCTAAAGACCCTCTCTGTTATTCAGGACACTATCGGTATTATCAAAGAGCGTACAGGTGATGTTATTGACCTACACGACATTGATATGGATGATAGGAATGTCTACGCAATGCTATCTGACGGCTTTACAAAAGGTGTATTCCAGTGTGAAGCTACTCCATATACCAATCTTCTCGTTAAGATGGGTGTGAAGAGTCTTGCAGAGCTTGCAGCTTCTAATGCTCTAGTGCGTCCAGGTGCTATGAATACTATTGGTAAAGACTATATTGCTCGCAAACATGGTAAGCAAAATATCTCATATCATCACCAAGTTATGAAAACATTCACGCAAGAAACGTATGGCTGTATTCTATACCAGGAACAGGTTATGCAGGCTTGTGTGGAACTTGGCGGTATGTCAATGGCAGAAGCTGATAAGGTTCGTAAGATTATCGGTAAGAAGAAGGATGCTAAAGAGTTCGATCAGTTCCAAGATAAATTCGTACAGGGTGCTACAAAGTACCTTGGAGAAGAGGGGGCTAGAAACCTATGGCATGACTTTGAGGCACACGCTGGCTACTCATTCAACAAGAGTCACGCTGTAGCCTATTCTACGGTCTCATACTGGACTGCATGGCTAAAGTACCACTACCCAATTGAGTTTATGTTTGCTCTTCTCAAGAACGAGAAGGACAAGGATGCTCGTACAGAATATCTAATTGAGGCAAAGCGTATGGGCATTTCAATCAAGTTGCCACACATCAACGACTCTGATATTGACTTCAAGATTGAGGGCAAAGGTATTCGATTTGGACTCAGTGCAATCAAGTATATCTCTGACAATATTGCTCAGAAGTTTATCTCTGCACGACCATTCAACTCATATAAAGAGTTGGAAGAGTTCACATTTGGCAAGGGTAATGGTGTAAACTCTCGTGCATTATCAGCACTAAGACTAATTGGTGCAGCTACATTCGAAGATAATCCACGTAATGATGAAGAGATTCGTCAAAATCTATACGAGTACTTGAATCTACCAGAATTCAACATCTCTGTTCCATCACACTACAATGCGTACATTACAGACACAGAGGAGTATGAGGAAAAGGGATCATTCGTTCTGATGGGTATTGTCAAGAATATCAAGCGAGGCAAGGGCTGGTCTAGAGTAGAAATTCTAGATAAGACTGGAGTCGCTGGAATCTTTGACAATGAAGATACTTTGATTGAAGCAGGCAAAACATATCTAATTCTTGCTAGCGATAATCGAATCTCTTTTGCTGTGCCAGTTGATGAAATCAAAGATTCTGATTCCTCTCTGATTAAGTACATGAACTATCGTATGCTTCCATATCAGGAAGACGAGATGTTTGTAGTATCATTCAGACCACGAATCACTAAGGCTGGCAAGAAGATGGCATACATGGTGGTAGCAGACTCTGGAAGAGAGCTACACTCTGTTACCGTTTTCCCAACACAATTCCCCAAGGCATACATGAAAGTGCAAGAAGGAAATGTGTACAAATTTTCATTCGCAAAAACTAAAGATGGAACAACTATATTGGAGGATATAAAATAATGGATAAAGAAAATGGATTTGACGACCTTTGCGAGCAGTTGCACAAGACTGCTGTAGAGAAAGGCTTTTGGCCTGAAGACGTAGATGATATCTTTATTACCAAGCAGCTCATGATGATTGTGTCAGAGGCTGTAGAGGTAATGGAAGCTATTCGTAAGGACAAGGGCGAGCATGAGATTGCAGATGAAATGGCAGACATTTTGATCCGCACACTTGACCTATACGCAGGACTAGTAGAGCATGGATATACTCGTGTCTCTCTAGACCACGCATTCGAAAACAAGACCAAGATTAATCAGTCACGACCAGAAAAGCATGGGGTACGATTTTAATGATGACAGTAGAAGAGGTAATGGCAAAGCTTGACCCAAAGCTTCGTAAGCAACTATTTGTTGGTGACGAGATGCCAGAAACAATCCTACAGCCTACAGCAAGCTATGGACTTAATCGTGCTCTTGGGGGTGGACTTCCATATGGACGACAGGTTCTAATTTGGGGAAGCAAGTCTTCAGCCAAATCATCAATGTGTCTTCAGATGATTGGTCTTGCCCAGAAAGAGGGCAAGGTTTGTGCATGGATCGATGCTGAAATGTCATACGACAAGAAGTGGGCAGAGCGTCTGGGGGTAGATACAACAAAGCTTATTGTATCCCAGTGTCGTACTATCAATGAGATGGTAGACCTAGGTACAAAGCTTATGCAGGCAGGTGTAGACCTAATTGTAGTTGACTCAATTACATCACTACTTCCTGCTATCTACTTTGAGAAAGACTCAGAAGAGCTAAAGCAACTTGAGAATACAAAGCAGATTGGTGCAGAGTCAAGAGACTTCTCGAATGCATGGAAGATGATTAACTATGCCAATAACAAGCCAAAGCCTACGCTGTTTGTGCTTATTAGTCAGAGTCGTAACAATATCTCTGCTATGTATACCTCACAACAGCCTACAGGCGGTCAGGCAACTAAATTCTATTCGTCAACAGTTATTAAGCTATTCTCTTCTGAGTCTGATAATCAGGCTATCAAGGGCAAGCTACCTGTTGGAGACAAGCTTATTGAGGAAAAGATTGGGCGTAAGGTTCGATGGGAAGTTCAGTTCTCTAAGACGTCTCCAGGCTTCCAAGCTGGTGAGTATGACTTCTATTTCCGTGGACCATTTGTAGGAGTAGATGCAATTGGAGACCTTGTGGACACAGCAGAACTTGCTGGTATTGTGACTCGAACAGGTGCATGGTACGTAGTATCAGAAGACAAGAAGGTCCAGGGTCGTGATGCATTTATCACATATGTTCGTGAGAATGATGATTTCCGCAAGTCTATCGAGGATCAGTTAAATGGCTAAGTATAACATTTACCCAGGAAGCTTTCCATGCCACACATGTGGTTTAGAATCGAAGACTATTCGTAGTTATCCAGGAATGCGTATGCTATCTTGGATGTGTCCTGACAAGCACCTGACTGAGGTCAGCCTTGAAACAAAGAAAGACAAGAAAGATTATGAGCGAAAAGAACGAGAGTAAGCGTATTGGTGCAAGTCAACACAAAAACTCTGGCAGGAATACAAAGAAAGGCGATGCCACATGGCACAACTTTTGCGTAGACTTCAAAGAGGTAGGCAAGTCATTTACACTTAATAAAGAGGTGTGGGCTAAGGCTACAACAGATGCAATCAAGAATAAGCTTGATCCAGCAATCATTGTAGTTCTTGGTGATGGTGAACAAAAGACTAGATTAGCTGTAATAGAGCTTTCGCTACTTGAACAGATGGTTGAGGATAGGGTATACTAGATATAATGGAAACAAAAACAACGATAGACATGGTGAACGGTCTAAGTGAGATTGCCGACTTTATGGAAGACGATGAACTCACAGAGGCACTTACCATGATTGCAAAATTGATTATTAAACCAGATATTCCTCTGCAAGTTGCTACAATCGAAATCGTTCGATTACAAGCAATTGCTGCCAAGATGTCATTCAAGGCAACTTGGCTTACCAACGTAGACAAGGGAGATAGAGCGAAGAAGAATATCTATTATACGGCAGCCACAGCAATCAATGATTTGGTAGCAGCTCTGAAGTATATTACTCGCTAATTATGATTATGAAAAATTTACTAAACCAGGTCATGGAAACACCACCAGATACTAAGATTGTGAACAACTATGGAATTGACCCAGAAGCATTAGTCGAAAAGATTAAGTCTGGATATATCGCTAATCGTGGTCCACGACACCAGCAAAAGAAAACATTTGCACCATCTACAATTGCGTATGGTCATGGTGAGTGTGCTCGCTACTGGTATCTTGCATTTGAGGGCGGTACATTCGAAGATAATGCAGATGCATTTGCAGGTGCTAATATGACTAATGGTACTAAAAGCCATGAGCGTATTCAGCAAGCAATGGCTGATGCAGGATTCCTAATTGATTCAGAATTCAAGATCACATATAGTGATCCACCTATCTTTGGATATGGTGACGTTATGCTTGACTGGGAGGGCGAAGAGCTTCTCGGTGAAATCAAGACAATGATGAATGAAGGATTTGAGTATCGTAAACTAAATAGGAAGCCAAAGACAGGACACCTAATCCAGCTTCTCATTTATATGAAGATTCTCAAAAAGCAAAAAGCGGTACTTATTTATGAGAACAAGAACAACCATGAACTATTGGTAATTCCTGTTGAAGTAAATAACTACTATATTCAGTGGGTGAATAATGCATTTGAATGGATGCGTACTGTTCGTAAGGCATGGGAAAATAAAACCCTTCCAGAAAAGAACTATCGCTCTAATTCAAAAATCTGCAAGAACTGTCCTTTATCAAAGGTATGTGCAGATGCAGGCAAGGGAGACGTAAAAATATCTGCCTTGGAGCCAATCGATGAAACATTGTCAATGGTGTGATGACCAATTCGAAACAGACATATCTTATAAAATATATTGCTCAGACACTTGTCGTGACGAAGCAACTAAAAACAATATTGCACTAAGATATCAAAAAAAGAAGATAGAGGCTAGAGCTAAAAAGCCTAGAAAGTGTTCTTCTTGTGGAGTTAATCTATCCATGTATAACGAAGGAAAGGTTTGCTCCAAGTGTATTGTTGATGAAAAAGAAGTTAACAAGATCTTGAAGCAAATGAAGGGTATCGCAAATGGTAAACTTGAGCTTGATTAATCAGTCGCCATCAAAGATATGCTCTATTGATGCTAGCACAAATAGCATAGCCTTCGCTCTTTTTGAGAACAAGAAGTTAATTATGCATGGAAAGATTAAATTCACTGGTAATAATACATATCAAAAGGTACAAGATGCTTCTAGAAAGCTTTCTGTATTCTTTGAATCATTTGCCAAAGGCAATGTTATTGTTATCGAACATACAGTCTTTATGAATAGTCCTAAGACAGTTGCTGATCTTGCTCTAGTACAGGGTGCAATAATTGGTGCTGCTGGCATAAATAAAATACCAGTAGCTGGATCTGTCAATCCTGTTACATGGCAAAGCTTTATTGGCAATAAGGTTCTTAGTAAGATTGAGAAAAAAGAACTTGCTGATGCAAACCCAGGAAAGTCAGTGGCTTGGTACAAGGCTCGTGAGAGAGAAATGCGTAAGCAAAAGACTATTAATTTTGTCAATACATACTATGATAAAAATGTAAATGACGACGATGTAGCTGATGCTATAGCAATTGGGTATTGGGCAATCAATAACTGGGAGAAAGTTGACAAAAATACTAATGGCTAGTAAACTTTATATGAATGAGAACTGGTTGCGTAAACGCTACCATGTTGACCGTAAGACACCAGAAGATATCGCAAAGGAATGCGGAGTATCTATTGAAACAATTTATGTTTATCTTGCAAAGTTTAAGTTAAGAAAATCAAAACGATAGGGAATAATGAAACCATACAGCAACAAGCCAAGTCTAGCTTTTGACGATATCCTTCTAGTGCCACAGCATTCAGATATTTCTAGTCGAAAGAACATTAGACTAACATCTAGCATTGGTATAGATGTTCGTTCAATCAGTCTTAGAACACCCATTATTGCAGCTCCTATGGATACAGTATCTGAATGGGAAATGGCTACAGCAATGCGAGATAATGGCGGTATTGCTATTATTCATCGCTATATGCCAATTGAGAAGCAAGTAACCATGATTAAGATGGCAAAAGCAAATAATGCTATTGTAGGTGGATCTGTTGGTGCTAAGGATAACTATATTACAGATGCAGTAAAGCTATTTGATGCTGGAGCAATCGTTATTCTAGTTGATACAGCAAATGGTCATAGTCAGTATGCAATTGATGCAGTAAAGAATTTGCGTAGCACATTTGGTATCCATGCACATATTATGGCTGGTAACGTGTCTACATGGGAGGGCTTCTCTGCACTACAGGATGCAGGTGCTGACTCTATTCGTGTTGGTATTGGTGGAGGTTCTGCTTGTACTACTCGTATTGTTAGTGGTCATGGTATGCCTACTCTTCAATCTATTATTGATATTCGTGAGCGATTCCCATATGGTTCTGGTGCTTCTATCATTGCTGATGGAGGTATTCGTAATTCTGGAGACGCTTCTAAGGCTCTAGCTGCTGGTGCTAATGCAGTAATGCTTGGTGGTGCTCTAGCAGGCACAGACGAGTCACCAGGGGCTGTAGTAGACGGACACAAACTATTCCGTGGTATGGCTTCTAGAGAGGCTCAGGCAGACGGTAGAGGCTCTGTGTCTGGTGTAGAGGGAATTGCTACCACTGTTCCATACCGTGGCAGTGTAGCTAATGTAATCTCTGAATTCAGGGACGGTATCTCAAGTGCAATGTCCTATACAGGTGTTGATAACCTCTATGACTTTGCAACAGAAAGTATGTATACAGCAATTACTAATTCTGGTATTGCTGAGAGCAAGCCACACGCAAAGGTAGCATAATGGGTAGACGTAAAAAGATAGACTTATTCCAGATTCCAGAGATTGCTAAGCGATACGTAAAAAGTGATACAGCAGTCCTTCCAGATGGTAAAATTATAGAGAAGGATGAAGTAATCAAGATCAAGGGTGAGTACGGAATAAGCTTTAAGTTTACTGCTTTTGTTATTAACACAATAACTGGTGCAGAATGGATAGACTGCTTAGAGATTCACCGTGGACAGCTTGGTGCGATTCGATCATTCCACGTAGATAGGGTCAAGAAGTTGCCCAAGAAGAGAGGTAAGCGTGTCAGACGAACAGAAGCTAGTTGAGCACTTAGATGAAGTAAACAAGGTTGTAGAGAAATACCTTGCAGGTAATGACCCTACCCAAATTTCTAAAGAGCTTGCTCTACCTAGACAAAAGGTTGTCGCACACATTAAAGAGTGGCAACATATGGCTGCAGACAATGCAGCTATTCGTGCTCGTGCAAAAGAAGCACTAGTTGCAGCAGACACACATTACACTAAACTAATTCAGAAGGCATATGAGGTTATTGACGATGCTACAACTACAGCAAACCTTAGTGCTAAAAACGCAGGTATTAAACTAGTACTTGACATTGAGTCTAGACGTATCGAGATGCTACAGAAGGCAGGTCTACTTGAGAACAAGGAGCTTGCAGAAGAGATGCTAGAGATTGAAAGAAAGCAAGAAGTTCTTGTAAATATTCTAAAAGACATTGCATCCACACATCCAGAGATTCGTGATGAAATTATGCGTAGACTTTCTAGTGTTGCCAGAGAGAGTGAGGTAATCACAGTTGTCAGAGATGTTCAGTGAGTTCCTTGAAGTTCTAAAGGCAGACAATTTTAATGAGCGTCCAGTAGACGCTAGAACCTTTGTCGAGGGTGAAGACTTTCTTGGTCAGCCACCACTCTCTGAAATTCAATACGACATTGTTGAGGCAATGAGTCAAATCTATAAGCTTGAAGATCTTATAGAGTTATTGGGTCCTGAAGAAGGAACAAGATACTACAAGAAATATACTAAGAATGAAGTTATCTTGCAACTTGGCAAGGGTAGTGGTAAAGACTTTACATCTACAGTAGCCTGTGCATATATCGTATACAAACTTCTATGCCTAAAAGATCCAGCACGTTACTTTGGTAAGCCATCTGGCGATGCTATTGATATTATCAACGTTGCTATCAACGCACAGCAGGCTAAAAACGTCTTCTTCAAGGGTTTCAAAACTAAGATTGAGAAATCGCCTTGGTTTGCTGGAAAGTTCTATGCTAAGGCTGACTCCATTGAGTTTGATCATTCTATCACTGTCTACTCTGGTCACTCAGAGCGAGAAAGTCACGAGGGTCTAAACCTTATCCTAGCAGTGCTTGACGAGATTTCTGGCTTTGCCCAAGAAGTTGCTACTGGTAATGATCAAGGTAAGACTGCTGATAATATCTATAAAGCATTCCGTGCTTCTGTAGACTCACGTTTCCCAGACCTTGGAAAGGTAGCACTACTATCATTCCCTCGTTATCCAGGAGACTTTATCTCACAGCGTTATGATGATGTTATTGCTGAGAAGGATGCGATTCAAAAGACTCACAAGTTTATTATGAATCCAGATCTTCCAGAAAGTGCTGAGGGTAATAGTCTAGAGATTGAGTGGGAAGAAGATAATATTATTAGTTATAAGTACCCAGGAGTCTTTGCACTAAAAAGACCTACATGGGTAGTCAATCCTACAAGAAAAATTGACGACTTTAAACTAGCATTCTATACAGACCTTGGAGATGCTATGCAACGTTTTGCTTGCATTCCAACATTCTCTTCAGATAGATTCTTCAAGCAGACAGATAAGGTTAGGTCTGCCATGTCACTACGTAATCCTCTTGATCAATATAGAAGATTCGAAGAGACGTTTAAGCCAGACCCAGACAAGAAGTATTTTGTTCATGCTGACCTTGCACAGAAACATGACAAATGTGCTGTCGCAATTGCTCACGTAGACAAGTGGGTAAATATTCAGGTAATTAAGGACTATCAGCAGGTAGCACCAATCGTTGTGGTAGATGCCGTAGCATGGTGGGAACCAAAGGTAGAGGGTCCAGTAAACCTATCTGAGGTAAAGCAGTGGATTCAAAATCTTCGTCGCCTAGGATTTGATATTGGTATGGTTAGCTTTGACCGCTGGCAGTCATTTGATATTCAGAATGAACTAAAGCAGGTTGGAATGAGAACTGAAACAGTATCTGTCGCCAAGAAGCACTATGAAGATATGGCTATGCTTATTTATGAAGACAGGCTAGCTATGCCAGCAATTGATCTATTGTTTGAAGAGCTTACAGAGCTAAAGATTATGAGGGGTAATAAGGTTGACCACCCCAGAAAGTCTTCTAAGGACCTTGCTGACGCCGTCTGTGGTGCTATCTATGGTGCTATTTCGCATACGCCACGATATACTGAACAGGTAGTTGAGATCCATACTTTCAAGGACAGAGGCAAACCTCGACTTGAAGAGAAGCCCGACAATGTGATACAATATAAACCCATGCCAGAAAAAGTTAAAGACTATCTGGAACATTTCGATTTAATTTAGGTGGGTATAATGGATATAATCTACTTTTCAAATCGTTCTGGTAATACAAAACGCTTTGTAGAAAAGTTGGAAGATTACAGAGTTTCCAGAATCCCACTCAAGTGGGAAGAGGAAGCTCCTTTTCTTACTGATAAAGAATACGTATTATTTGTGCCAACCTATGGTGGTGGAAATGATGGATTTAGCATACCTGCTTCAGTAAAGAAATTCTTAAACATTGAGTCTAACAGAAAACTTCTTCGTGGAGTAGTTGGATTCGGAAACACAAACTTTGGCGAACACTTTTGTCATGCTGCAGAACTAATTTCTCAGAAAACAGGTGTCCCAATTTTAGGCAGGGTAGAGCTATTTGGCACTCCCGAAGATGTAGTAAAAATAAAAGAGAGGTTGGAGAAGTTTAATGACACAGTATAGTTACCACGAACTGAATGCCATGCTGAATTTGTATGGACCAGACGGAAAGATTCAATTTGATAAGGATAAGGAGGCAGCAAAGGCGTACTTCCTTGACCATGTAAATCAGAACACTGTGTTCTTCCACACTCTTGAAGAGAAGCTAGACTATCTAGTTAAGAATGAGTACTACGAGAAAGAGCTTCTCGATATGTATGACTTCCAGTTTATTAAGGACAGATTCAAGCAGGCGTATGGGGCAAAGTTTAGATTCCCAACATTCCTTGGTGCTTACAAGTTCTACACATCATACGCACTAAAGACATTTGATGGCTCACGCTATCTTGAGCGATTCGAAGATCGTGTTGTCATGAATGCACTAATGCTTGCAAAGGGAGACAGGAAACTAACTATCAGTCTAGTTGATGAAATTATCTCTGGACGATTTCAGCCAGCTACTCCTACGTTCCTTAATTCTGGTAAAAAGCAGCGAGGTGAGTTCGTGTCTTGCTTCCTTCTCCGTATTGAAGACAACATGGAATCAATTGCTCGTGCAATCAACTCCTCGCTACAGCTATCAAAGCGTGGTGGCGGTGTTGCCCTTAACCTAACAAATCTTCGTGAAGCTGGTGCTCCAATCAAGAAGATTGAGAATCAGTCGTCTGGCGTTCTGCCTGTCATGAAACTACTTGAAGACTCATTCTCATATGCAAATCAGTTGGGTGCTCGTCAGGGTGCAGGGGCAGTGTATCTAAATGCTCACCACCCAGACATCCTACAGTTCTTGGATACAAAGCGTGAGAATGCAGATGAAAAGATGCGTATCAAGACGCTCAGTATTGGTGTAGTTATTCCAGACGTGACTCTTGAGCTTGCTAAGAATAACGAAGACATGTATCTATTCTCACCATACGACATTGAGCGTATCTACGGTGTGCCAATGAGTGATATTTCTATTACTGAGAAGTACCAGGAGATGCTCGATAATCCAGAAATTAAGAAGTCAAAGATTAAGGCTCGTGTTTTGTTTGAGCGTATTGCTGAGCTTCAGTTTGAGTCTGGATATCCATACATTGTTTATGAAGACACAGTCAATGAGGCTAACCCAATTGATGGTCGAATCAACATGTCTAATCTTTGTTCAGAGATTCTTCAGGTAAACACTCCAACCACCTACAATGCTGACCTAAGCTACAAGGAAATTGGTAAGGACATTTCTTGTAACCTAGGATCACTAAACATTGCAATGGCAATGGAGTCTCCAGACTTTGGAAAGACTATTGAAACTGCTGTACGTGCTCTCACAGCCGTTGCAGACCTATCCTATATTGATTCTGTTATGTCAATTGCGGAGGGTAACAAGAAGTCTCGTGCCATTGGTCTAGGTCAAATGAACCTGCATGGATATCTTGGTAAAGAGCGAATCATGTATGGCAGTGAAGAGGGTATTGACTTTACAAATATCTACTTCTATACAGTGCTATATCACGCTCTAAAGGCTTCATCAAAGATGGCACAAGAAACTGGCAATCCATTCGAGGGCTTTGAGAAGTCTAAGTATGCTACTGGTGAATTCTTTGATAAGTATATTAATCAAGAGTGGAAGCCAGCAACAAAGAAGGTAGAGAAACTATTTAAAGATGCAAACATTACTATTCCAACTCAGCATGATTGGGAAAATCTATCTAAGCATGTTAAGAAGCATGGTCTCTACAATCAGAATTTGCAGGCTGTTCCTCCTACTGGATCTATTAGCTATATTAATAATTCTACAAGCTCAATTCACCCAATCGCATCACAGATTGAAATCCGAAAGGAAGGAAAGCTAGGTCGTGTCTACTACCCAGCACCATTCCTAACTAATGACAATCTTGAGTATTTCCAGGATGCGTATGAGATTGGACCAGAAGCAATTATTGATACATATGCTGCTGCAACTCAGCACGTCGATCAGGGACTATCCCTAACACTGTTCTTTAAAGACACTGCAACAACTCGTGATGTTAATAAGGCACAGATTTATGCATGGAAGAAAGGCATCAAGACCATCTACTATATTCGTATTCGACAGATGGCTCTAGAGGGTACAGAGGTTGACAACTGCGTATCATGTATGCTATAAAGGAAGGATGGATAAAATGATTACAAGACCAGTTAACTGGAATAAAATTGAAGACCCTATTGACCTAGAGGTATGGAATAGGCTGACATCTAACTTTTGGCTACCAGAAAAGGTTCCACTATCAAATGATGTACAGTCTTGGTCTACCCTACACCCAGATGAACAAGAGCTTACAATGCGAGTGTTCACAGGTTTAACAATGCTTGACACGGTACAAGCAACTGTTGGGGCAATGACACTAATGGGAGATGCTCGTACACAGCATGAAGAGGCAGTGATTACAAACATTGCATTCATGGAGTCTGTACACGCAAAGTCATACTCAAGTGTTTTCTCTACGCTCTGCTCTACAACAGACATTGATGAAGCATTCAGATGGTCTGAGGAAAACCCATTCCTACAGAAGAAGGCTGAGATTGTTCTAACAAGATACCGTGGCGACGATCCACTCAAACGTAAGATTGCCTCTGTTTTACTAGAGTCATTCCTATTCTATAGTGGATTCTATTTACCAATGCACTGGTCTAGTCGAGGGAAGCTAACAAACACTGCTGACCTTATTCGTCTTATTATTAGAGATGAAGCTGTACATGGCTATTACATTGGATACAAATTCCAGCAGGCATTCCAAGAGGAGTCTGCTGCTAGACAGGAAGAACTATCTAATTATGCCTATGAGTTACTTATGGAACTTTATGATAACGAAGTACGATATACAGCGGACCTTTATGACAACATCGGTCTGACAGAGGATGTAAAGGCATTCCTCCGTTACAATGGAAATAAGGCACTAATGAACTTAGGTTTTGATGCACTGTTTCCAAAGGAAGCAACAGATGTTAATCCATCTATTCTTTCTTCTCTATCTCCAAACTCAGATGAAAACCACGACTTCTTCTCAGGGTCTGGCTCTTCATACGTGATTGGAAAGCATGAATCAACAACTGACGATGATTGGGATTTCTAATGGCTAAGATGGAATTTAGCGACTGGATGGATATCGGTATTGAGCAGGGATGGGTTACAACCCCATTTTGCATGACCCACGAGGGCGACCCCTTCATGACTGAAGAGGAAGCCAAAGATTGGGAAGAAGGCGGAGATCCCTGTTGCCCTGTGATTAAAATCATAGAGTAAAAAGACCCCCTGCTCCTAGCATGACTCATAAGAACCATTCACTGGAGCAGGGCTTGCCTCTTTAGCTCAGTGGTAGAGCAACGCACTTGTAATGCGTAGGTCGTCAGTTCAATCCTGACAGGAGGCTCAAATGCTATAATTAAGTATGGAAAAACCATACTATGGATCAAACACAAGAGCCAAATTTATAATCTACTGCAGTTCATACGAAATGGCTGAAGCATATGCTGCCAAACGTGGATGGGACTCAAAGGACTGGAGACATTACCACGACAATGTTGCCCCAGAAAAAGCGGTAGTATTCGAAAGACAGAAAGAGAAATCGTAATGCCAATTTATGAGTATAAGTGTAGTACATGTAATGAAGTAGTTGTTGAGAATAAGCAACCAGCAATGAGCCAAGACTTGCCAATTTGCTCTATTTGTGATACAGTTATGAAAAGGTTATACGGTAGTCCAGGTCTTGCCTTTAAGGGCAATGGCTTTTATTCAACTGATAAGTAAGAGGTGTAAAATGGTAGTAATGGAAGAAACAAAGGTAGAGGAAAAGCAAGAGCGTCAGCTTACACTCAATGATCGATGCGACTCATGTAATGCTGCTGCCTACGTAAAGGTAACAGGCGTTACTGGAGAGCTTTTCTTTTGTGGACACCACTTCAATAAGTTTGAGAATACTGAAAGTATGAAAGCATTTGCTTTTGAAACAGTAGACGAGCGTAGCTTTCTTCTAGGAGAGAATCGACTTAAGGGGCAACTCTAATGGATAGTCGAAAAGATAAGATGTTCAATAATCTAATTCTTATTGGTGCAATTGAGCCTGCTGGAATGGATATGGATACTGGAGAGATGCTGTTCTGCTTCTCTGAGAATATCGAAACTGTTGCACCAGGTCTTGCAAAGTCAGTAAGTGATAAGATTTCATCAACTGTAATGAATCTCTGGAGTAAGGGATTCGTTGAGCTAAAGTATAATGATGACAGTGATGACCCACTAGTATTTCTAACAGACCGATGCAATGATGATTTTGCAATTTCTGTAGATTGTAAGCGCACAAGTCTGAACTCAAGCCACGATTCGGAATCGCGTTTGCCGAATCAGGTCTGAAAAAACAAAACATATAAAAAT